CCGCAGCAGCACCGCGACGTGCTCACTCGACCTCCTCGGGGCTCACGGCGTACCAACCGCGCACGTCGACGCGGTTCGCGCTGCGCACCCACTCGCCGCCTTCGAGCGTGTAGACGTGGACGGGCTCAGCGATCCTGACCGGCGTCCCCCGCCTCACCAGCACCGTTTCGCCGCAGCCACTCGCGCACAGCAGCAGCAGCGCGAGCGCGCCTTGGATCAGCGTCACTGTCCACAGCTCTAGGACGCCTGGCGTAGTGCCGCAGAATCGCCACAGCGATTTCAGTGAGGACACGCTCAATCACCCTTCTCGGCGTCCTTGGCGAGGATCAAACCGAAACCAGCGATGATCGCGGAGATCGCGGCCGTCCAGTCGACGGCGTCGGGCCACCCGTTGAGGATGCCCGCGGCTGCGGTCAGGATGGCGGCGATGCCGGCAAGGGTGGTCTTACGGTTGCCTTTCATGGATCTTCCTTTCGAGCGCCGCGATGCGGCTCTCGTAGTGCTTTATCTCGGTCTGCAGCGCCGTGAGCATGACCTCGACGCGCGTCAGCTTCGCCACCACGATGAACGTGGTGCCGACCACGGCACCGATGACGGTGAAGAGCGCCGAGAGTTCGCTCAGGTTCATGGCATGACCAGGGCGGTGACCGTGGTGGAAGATGCGCCGTTGGCGCGCACCCATGTGCGCGACGGGTTGATGCGGATCACCGAATGGGTGTCGCCGCCGTTGAACACCATGCGGCGGGCGGCAGTGTTCTCGGCGGCCGCTGCGGCGGCGTCGTTGGTGCCGCTCGACACGATGACCATGTCGAAAGCAGCGAGCCCGTACAGCAGGACGTGGGCTTCGAGATCCTGCGGAGCAAGCTGCACCCATGCGCCGCTACTGGCGTTCACATTCGCAAGGGCGCAGAAAGATCGTGTGTCTGCCATTGGTAGTGGTTCCTTTGCCATTTATCTGGTTGCGTTGGGGGTGACGTAGAAGGTGCCCTCGGCGATGCGCGTCGTGACGCCGCTCAGGGTGGCCTCGAGGTCGTAGACGCCGTACTGCGGCGCGGTGAATCCCGCGGTGGTGACCGCGTCGATGGTCGCCGTGACGTCGGTGTGGTTGCCGCTCACGCTGATGGTGATGTCGCCGTCCAGGCTCGACAGCTCGAACACCACCGTGGTCGAGCCGTGCGACGGGCGACCCTTCATGGCGAAGGCGTAGCCGGTCAGGTTCGTATCGCGGTGCACGCTCAGCGTGAACGTGCTGCCGCTCTCGATGATGATGTCGCGCTGGGGGTTGTCCGTTGGGTGTGCCATGGATCATCCGAAGCAAAGGGTGCGAACCCGCACGAATCCCGCGCCGCCGGCGCCGCCTGCGCCGCCCGTGGTCGTGCCTTGGCCACCGCCGCCACCGCCGCCGCCACGGACGGCCGCGCCACCCGCGCCGCCTGCGCCCGCGGTGCCCTGCCCGCCGCCGCCGCCGCCGTTGCCGAATCCCGTGATCGTGTCGTAGCCGCCCGCGGTGCCCGCGACTCCCGTCGCGCCGCTGGCGCCGCCTGCGCCGCCGCCACCGCCTTTGGCTTCGTAGAAATTCGTCGAATCGGCATCGCCCGAACTAGCGGCACCTCCCGCTCCACCCGTTCCAGACGCCGCGCCGCCGCCACCGCCGCCAGGACCAAACGCAGGTCCGACCTTGCCTGCCGTTCCCACGCCGCCACCTTGACCGAAACTGAAGTATGTGCCGCTCGTTCCTGCCTCGGTCGTGAGAATCTGACTCACCACGGCCTCGGGAACCGTGTGACCATAGCCGCCGGCGCTGGCACCCGGTGCGTAGACATGGGTGCCGAAGCTGCTCGTTCCACTGGATGAATAGGTGGCGTATGCCATCGCGGTGCCGCACGTCACGGACACCGTGGAACCGAGCGCGGATGCGAGGAAGGTCTTGCTGGCGAACTTGCCCGCGTTTCCTCCTTGCCCAGGATTTCCAGTGGTTCCAGCGGCACCGGCTTCGCCCGCCCCGCACATGGTGACCTCGACCCACAGCGCGTTCGCGGGCTTCGTCCAGGTGCCCGACGCGGTGAAGTCCTGCGTGTCGACGGTGAGCGTGCCGCCGCCGCCGATCTCGGTGCCGCCGGCGGTGGTGCCGTCGCCCACGTAGAGCTTCTTCGTGTCGGTGGTGTAGATCGGCTCGCCCTCGGCGGGCGTGATCCCCGTCCTGTCGGCGTTGGTTCCGCGGCGTAGCTTGAGAGGCATTAGACCAGTGCTCCGTAATCGACCGTATTGGTGTATGGGTTCGTGATCGTCTGGTAGTCGGCGTCGTTGGTCGGGTTGGCGAACGTGCCGTAGTCGCTGAGGTTGATCGTGCCGTAGTCCGTGTCGCCCTCGGGCGCGTCGAAGGTGCCGTACTCGTCATCGAGCGCCGTCGGCATCAGAAGCGTACCGTAGTCCGTGTCGCCCACAAGAGGCGCCTCGCACGTGCCGTCGATGGCCTGCGTGTTGACGATGAGCCAGTACAGCGTTCCCGTCTGCGCGCGGTGGGGCACCGCCAGTACGTACGTATTCAGCGGGATCTGACGCGGTTGGTAGCCGGCGGGGATGTTGCCGTTCGCCACGCCGTAGCTGTAGTAGCTGCCCGTGTTGGACAGTTCCGACACGGAGAAACCGATGTTCGGATAGGTGTTCGCCCTGAGCTGCGGCAGGTAGTTCGGGCTGCCGGCGATCTCGGCGAAGTAGAGCGTGTACAGCCACCGGAACGGACCGCCCGACGCCAGGGCGGTCGCCTCCGTCACCTTCATGAGCTGGGTCTCGATGCCGGCGGGCTCCTCGCGGAACCGCGCGGCGCGGTCGAGGTCCTTCTCGCGGCGGAAGGTGTACTGGTTGCGGTACATCAGTACCAGACCCCCATGAACGCCTGGTACTTCATGCTCTCGCCGAGCGCGCCCGTCGGCCAGATGTCGTTGAACGCCACGGCCGTGCGCTCCTCGCGGGCCCAGCGCACGTCGGCGTAGTCGTCGCCGTTCATGCGGGGCTTGCCGTCGTTGTCCATCTGCAGGATCTGCGAATGATGGAAATACTCGTCGTACAGGTAGTCGATGACCACCTCGTAGAATTCGTGCTCCAGATGGTTGATGGCGGCGCCGTCGCAAATGAGGTTCTGCGCGCCGTAGCCTAGGAAGGCGTCCGAGTTCTTCTTCCCGACGTACGCCTGCAGCACGCCGGTGAGGTAGTCGATTCCGCCGCTGTTCACGTCGACCACGAACCGCAGCCGGAGCGCCGTCTGCCGCACGTCGATGTCGCGCACCTTCTGGATGCCGCCGATGTCGGACGTGCTTAGGTTGTTGGTCGCGTTCGGCCCGGTCATCCCGGGGTTGTCGCGGTACATCTTCATCGACCGCGTGCGGAAGGTCGGGATGACCATGCAGGGCAGGAAGAGCCCTTGGTCGAGCACCACGGCATTCTCAATCGACTCCTCAGCCGGGCCCATGCCCTTCGCGTACTTGCTCTCGAAGTAGCGCGTTGAATACTCCACGTCCACGGTAATCTTGTTGCCCTCGGGCAGGCCCCAGCTCAGCCGACGCACCAGGGCGCCCGACATCCAGTCGGTGCCCGCGCCGTACTGCTCGCCGATGTTCTTGATGACGGGGCCGCCCTGCGTGGCGTCGTAGATGATCGAATGGGGTTCAAGAGGTCCGACCTCGACCACGCCGGCGCCGTTCAGCACGGTCTTCTCGACCTGCCATCGCTCGGTGATCGTGTGCACGTCCCAGATGTCGCCCTGGTTGGCGGTCGTGCCCCTGAGGTATGCGCGGTAATCGTCTGATTCGATCATGTGGTGGCCTCCCGCTGCTGCTTGGCGAACTGCGCCATGATCGCCTCCAGCCGCTTCAGTTCGTGCGGCTCGAACAACGCGCGCGCCTCTTCCTCCGACTGCGCGATGCTGAGATCTGCCTGACGGATGATCTCCTCGGCCGATCCGCCGCCGATGCCGCCGATGGCGCCTCCGAGCAGCGTGCCGAACCATGTCGCCTGCTTCGACAGCCATTCGGCCGATTCATTCATGGGGCCACCGGCGCCGCCTGCGGCGAAACCCTGACCGAAACCGCCGAAGAAGCCTGCGCCGGTCCTTCCCATTCCGCCTTCCTCGCGGGCCTGCAGCAATGCGGCCGCCTGCGTCAACAGCATCCCGGTAGTGATCTTGCCGCTTGTCGAGAATTCCTGCAGCGTCTGCTCTGCGGTCTTCATCGTCGTGGCGAAGTTGTCGACGATCTTGCCCGCGATCATGAACGGCGCCGCGATGGCGAGTCCGCCGGCTCCCGCGCCGAGCGCGAGTCCGCCCAGGCTGCCGCCGACACCCGAGAAGGCTCCGAGCTTGCCGAAAGTTCCGCCGGCCGCCGCGAGTCCCTGCTTGCCGACGGCGCGCATCTGCTTCTTCGCGTTCTCCAGATCGCGCTGCATGTTCTTCGTGTTGACCTTGACGTCAACATTCATCGTCGGCAGTTTCATGCAGCCTCCAGCGAGATCCGGCGCGCCTTCTGCGGTGGCTGCGCGCCCTTGCCCTTCTCGACCTGGATCATCGCGTCACGGATCGCCGCCTGAAGGTGGGGAATAAGCCTGCCCGTCATCGCGGTCTGCGCGATCACGGTGGCCATGGTGCCGCGGTGGTACTGGCCGCTGCCGCGGTGGTATTGGCCCTTCTTCCACCCCTTGCCGCCACCGCCCTCGACTCCGCGCCTCAGGTTGATTCGAGTCTTCGGCCAGGAATGGAAACCGAGTTCGGTGAAATGGGTGCGCCACCCCACGCCCTCGGCGTCGTACTGCTTCCTGCGCAGGCGGCCGGCGCCCGTGGCGCTGCTCTGCTTCCGGCCGAGCCCCTTGTAATTGATGGCGGCCCATGCCATGCCGTTAGGCCATGCCTTGACTTTCGAGGCCAGACTGGTGACGGTGTAGCCGTTCCTGATCGGCGTGTGGGCGCGTGCCGCCCGTATCACGTCCTTGGCATACGCCCGCAGCGCCTTCCGCGCGATCTGGTCCTGCACCTTGACCTCGAATTGGCCCAGGGCGTTTTGGATTCGGATGATGTCCTGCGGGTTTGGGCGAAACTCCAGTGTTGCCGAGTTCATCGAGCCTTCTCCTGATCGCCTTGTAGTCCGGCACGTCGAGCTCGATGATGAGCTCAAGTACCGAGCGCTCCCATGGTGCTGCACGCCTGTTCCTCAGGACACGCGCGAGCAGCGCGCGCGCGTCCCGGCCTAGTCCACCCCTTCGTTGTACAACGCCTCGATCTGCGGGACCACCTTGGCAGCGAATCCCGCCGGCGCCGCCATGGCGTCGGCCACGTCGGCGAACAGCGGCTTTCCATCCGTGTCCTGGCAGTGCCGGTACAGGCACCACGCGCGCGCGTTCTCGGGGCTCTTCGCGTTCACGTCGACCGCCTCGACGAGATCCGCCAGCGTCGGCCGCGAGATGCGGAACCTGCAGCCGGACCACTCGGCCTCGATGGGCTGCAGGCTCAGGATGGCGCGGATGTCAGGCACTGATGGTGACCTCGCCCGTGATCTGCGCGGAGAACGACGCGCGGACCACGTCCGCGACCGCGATGTTCGGCGAGAAGCTGGTGATGATCGCGTTTGCGGTGTAGGTGGCGGCGTTGTGCAGGGTAAACACGAATGCCACGGTCGATCCAGACTTGACCGCTGCCTCTAGCGCGGCGATCTGCGCGTTGTTCTGGTCGTAGAAGATGTTGCCCGAGATGGTTCCCGTGCGGATGCCCGCGATGTACTTGCGGTCCAGGTTGCCGATCTCGGTCACGTCGATGGTCTCGATGGAGAGCTCGACCGTGGCGTCGATGAGGTTGGCGAGAGCGGTGCCGCCGACGGAGAGCGTGCATCCGGATGTGTTGTAGACGGCCATATCAGGGCTCCCAGTAAACGGTTACGGTGAGGGTTGCGGTGGCGGGTTCCTGCTCGTCGCCGAGCCCGGCGGTAGGCGCCGCCACGGTCTTCGACCTCACGACGAGCGCGTGGATGTCGATGGTGTCGTAGGTGCCCGTGTCAAGCACGCTCGCCTCGATGTAGTCGACGAGCGCGCTGGCATCCACCGTGGTGTCGCATATGCAGGTGACCGTCAGTTCCGACTCGCGCATGGCGCCGATGGTCGCCAGCGCAGTCGACGCCACCTCGAAGGTCACGGCGGGCAGGATGCTCGACTGCAGGCGGTAGCCGTGCGTGACGCGGGCGTCGGGCACGTCGACGGGCGAGGATGCCGACAGCAGCGTCGAGCGGATCAGCATGGCGCGGATGGCGGACTCGATGGACGCCATCAGGTGATCTCCTCGCAGAGGATGACGGCGACGCGGTCGGCTTCGTCCAGGTTGCGGATCGACTGCACCCGCAGCGTGCGCCCGCGCACCGCGAGCCGGTCGAGCTCGGTGAGCCCGACGTTCTGCACCGCCTGCCAGCGCGCGCGGACCTCGCAGGAACGGACCACGACCACGCCGTCGGCGTACTGCTGCTCGGTGGTCGAGTCGTTCCGCAGGTCGCACCGGAATGTGCCGGATTCCGTCCACTCGTCCGTGCGCATTCCCAGCGCGTCCTGCGCCTCGCTGGCGGCGAGCCTGGTCGCCACGTGGGACAGGACGCCGCCCGAGATCATCGGAGCTGGCTCCTGACCGAGTAGAGGTCCATAATGGCGTCGACCGACATCGGGACCGTCTGCAGGCCGATGGGCTGCGCGGCCTCGGGGTTGTTGTACCAGTGCCCGACGAGCGCGATCATCGCGTGGACGAGCGGGTCGGGGATGTTGCTGTAGCCCACGGTGTAGGTCACGGTGATCGCCGTGCCTTCGTAGATCTCGGGGTGCTCCAGGAACCTGATCAGGTTCAGCGGCCCGTCGGTCTGGTCGATCCAGTAGTCGCCCGACGGCATCGTGGTCTGGGTGTTCGTGCTGTTCTGGTAGCGGACGTGCGTGATTCCGGTGTACGGGGCCACCGGGATCAGGCTGTCCGTCCACCAGGACAGGTACAGAGCCTCGCTGCGGGGCTGCAGCGCGAGGCCCGTGCGCTTCTCGACGAACGCCGTCGCCGTCTCCCTGAGCCTGATCAGGTCGGCGTCATCGTCGCTGTAGTCGATCTTCAGCGCGGTCTTGATTGTGCTCAGGGGGATCGACATGGAAAAGGGTCTGCCGCCTTTCGGCGGCAAACCCCATGGGGAAAGATGCTCTCACTTGAACTCGGCGTGCGCGAAGGGGCGGTAGCCCGCGGCACCCGTCATGACGGTGAGATCCGAACGCTTCCACGTCTGCAGGAACACGTTCAGCTTCACCAGGTCGGTGTACTGGTCGAGCATGAATTCGACCGGGCCGCGGTCGTAGATCTCGACGTTGGAGAAATCGCCGACGATGAAGGCGACCGACGCCGCGGTGGTCGCGGTCGGCATGAACTGCGAGATCACCACGGGGATGCCGTAGAGGCTGCCGTTGATGCCGTTCGTGAGGCCCTCGGCGACGTTGTCGGAGACCTGCCAGAGGTAGCGGTTGGAGCCGTCCTTGAGCTTGCGGATCTCCTTGGCCGCCGTGTCACCCATGATCCAGCGCAGCGAACCGCCGCGGCGGTACTGCGGGCTCACCAGGTGCGCGGTCTCGATCACGGCGTCCGCGGTGAGGCCCGTCCACCCCTGTCCGGTCGAGCCGCCGGTGAAGGTGAACTTGTTGTCGGCCGCATTGATGGCGGTGACCACGCCCGTCGGCTGCGCGGGGTTGCCCGTGGCGCTCGACGAGCCGTCGCCGGTCATCAGGTACCCTTCCTCGGTCTGGGCGAGCGCCTGCGCGACCTTGTTGGCGAGGTAGCTGCCGCCGTTGATGTAGTCGTTGTACGCCTGGTACGACACCTTCGAGCGGACGGCGTAGGTGAAGTCGCCGATGGTCTTGCGGCCGAAGGTGCCGGTGGACTCGGTGACCGTGCTCGTCGGCGATGCGTAGCCGTCGGTGGTCGTGGTCGACTCGTCCACCAGGTAGCCGGTGGGGATCGCCGTCTCGACGGTGATCTGCTGGTCCGTCGCCACGTTGAACACGCGCGCGAGGCCGCGGAGCGGGGTCTCCTTCATCATGAGCTCCCAGATGCGCCGCTGCATATCGACGGGCACGGGAGCGTTGCTGCTGCCGGTGTTGAGCGCGCGGATCTCGGCCATGTCGCCGGTGCGGAGCGCCTTGGCGAACGCCGCGCGGTACTCGGCCGACGCGGAGAAGTCGGCGGCAACCGCCTTCTCGGCCGCGCGGACGGCCAGCGGGGCGATCTCATGGACGGGCTTGCGCAGCTCGGCGTCCAGGCGCGCGGCGCGCTGGGCCTGCTCGATCTCGCGGTCGAGCTCGGTGTAGCGGGCGTCCATGCGGTCCCACTGCTCGCGCTCCAGGCTGCCGAAGTCCTTGCGGTCGTTGAGCGCCTGCATGTCGGTGAGGAGCTTCTTGCGCTCCTCCATCTTCATCTTCAGATCCATTTCATCAGTCCTTTCAGTTCGCGCAGTCGAAGCGCGCGTGCCATCCTGTCGCGCTCGGAAACGCTCCGTAGCGACGAACTTGTGCGGTCTCCGTACGCTGCGTCCACGACCACGGACAGCTCGACGAGCCGTGCCTTCGTGACCGTGCGCAGCGTGCGCTTGTCGTTCCACTCGTCGGCCTCGGCGTAGAAGCCGAAGCTCATCTCGCCCGTGAGGTCGCCGCGCGCGAGCAGCGCCCGCACGTCGTTCCCCAGCGTGGTCTCGGGTAGGTCCGCGTCGAACCGCAGGCCCTTCGCGGTGTCCTTGATGCGGAGCGTGCCGCTCTTCGTGCGCGCGAGGAGCGCGCCGGGCTCATGGTTCCAGAGCAGCTTGATGTCCGAATCGGCGAGGTCGCCGAAGGCGCCGGGCGCGATGCGCTCCTGGAACGTGCCGCGGACTCCCGGCTCGGTGATCTCGTTCGACCAGCGGTTGTAGGGCACGGCGATGCCGACGAGCTGCCGCCCGTCGCCCTGCTCCAGCTCGCCCATGGCGCGCCTAGAAATCATTCGGTGAACCCTCCGACGCGGACGTGTCCTCGCCGATGTTGGTGCTGCCGCCGCCCGTGCCGACGTTGAGCGCGAGCGTGGGCTCGTCGAGGCCCTCGAGGGGCTCCAGGTCGAGCCGAGCGCGGGCTTCGTTCCGCGTCAGGAATCCCGCCTCGACGCCCGTGCGGAGCGCGGCCATCTGCTCGGCCACGCCCGGGCGGATCAGCGCGTCGGTGTCCCACACGACCGAATCGAACGGCGACATCAGCTTCGCGCGCAGCTCGGAGCCGAGCGCCGACATCCACGCCTGCAGGCAGCCGTCCACGTACATCCTGGACAGCCACTCCATCGAGCCGTACGACGATCCGACATCCTCGGCGAGGTACGACGCCGGCACGCCGAACAGGCGGGACACGTCGCCGATGGAGTAGCGCCGCGCGGCCTCGAGGCCCGTGTCGTCGACGGTCGACGAGATGCGCTCGATCTTGACGCCGTCGCCCAGGACGACGGGCTTGCCCGCGTTCTCGGCGCCGCCGTGGCGCTTCATGTAGTAGTTCTCCACCTTCTGCATCAGCGCCTCATCGATGGCGCGCTGGTGGATGATGGCGATCTTCGGGTTGCCGGCGTTCTGGTACGCCGTCAGCGCCATCGCCTCCTGGGACGCGAGGATCTGGATGGACGTGCGGCACAGGTTGATGGGCGACTCGCCCCACAGGCCGCTCGTCGACGGCGCGCGCACGTGCAGCACGTCCGACGCGGGGATGTCCGGGTAGCCGCGGATCGTGTACGTCGGGGTGCCGCGCGTCACGTCCAGCGACACGTTGTCGTTGTCGAGCAGGAACAGCTCCAGCAGCTCGCCGCCCTTGGTGCGGTTGATGAGCGCGAAGCCGTTGCCGTACAGCAGCGCGTTCATCAGGAGCGCGCGGCGGAACTCGAAGGCGTTCCACCAGGTCGACGGGTTGCGCCAGAGCGTGTCGGCGACGGGCGCCGACAGCTCGCAGTCGAGCCGCGCGATGTCGCCCGAGATGAGCGTGACCGCGCGGTAGACGGGCGTGTACCGCAGCGCCGACAACGGACCAACCGTCGGCACCGCCATCGCGCTGCCGGTCAGCAGCGTGGTCGAGTAGTTCCGACGGAACAGGTTGGCGATGAGGTCCGAGAGCGCCACGCACGGATCATCCGTCGTGTGCAAGCGCGCGCCCCTGTCCTAATCTCCGAAGGTCAGATATCGGCGTCCCGCAGGAACTCCCACGATGTCGCCGTCTCGCCGCCCCAGGCGTGCACCGCCATGATGGCCGCCACCAGCGGGTCGATGATGTGGGTGCGCTTCGACTTGTTCACCTTGATGTTGCCGTTCGTGTCGCGGATCGGGACCGCGACCGCGCAGGCGTTGCGGAGGATCGGATCCTCGCCCACGACGAACTTGCGGCCCACCCAGAGCTGTTGGAACAGCTGGCACCCCGGGCCCATCGTGGCGATGCCCTGCGAGTAGGTTTCCAGCGGCAGGCCCTTGGACACCGCCTGCTCGGCGAACATCTTGGCGCCCCACTTGTCGTACGCCACGCTGGCGACTTGGAACTCGCCGGCGATGGCCTCCAGCGTGGCCATGATCCGCGTGTAGTCGATCTCGCGGCCGACGGTCAGCTCCACATGCCCCTTGGCCGCCCAGTTCCTGACAGGCAGGCGGTAGTCCAGTTCCCTTTGCCGCACGTCCTCGGACGGCCACCAGTAGTGGCCGCGGAGCGCCACCCGCCCATCGTCCAGGGGAACGGCCACGACGAGCGCCGACAGGTCGAGGCTCTTGCTCAGGTCGAGCCCGAGCCACGCCCGCCGGCCGCGGAGCGCCGCCCAGTCGATCTCGGTCGGCGTCCAGGCGAGCGCCATGTCGAGCCAGTTGCCCGTCTCCTCGCCCGTCCTGGCGCAAATGTAGCGCGAGAACTCGGCGCGCCCGATGGCGCTGCCCTTCTTCGCGTTCCACATCGTCTTCAGGTCTCGGATGTTCGGCTGCCCGTGCTCCATGCCCGGGTTGGCCTTCGCCCAGCAGCCGTCATCGCCGAGATCGTCCTCCTTGTCGATGCCGAACAGCAGCGGCATGGTCGAGTCATCCTCATCCTCGCCGCTGAGCAGGCGCTGCCCCGCCGCGACCTTCTCGCTGAACAAGCCCTCGGCATCGGCTGCCGGCGTCGAGATGATGAGCCCAAGGCTGTTGCGGCGCTTGCCGGCGGTGGTCTCCAGCTTCGCCAGAATGTCCCGGTCGGCGAACTCGGCCACCTCATCGCCGATCCACATGGACGGCGTCAGGCCGTCCAGGCTCATCGGCGAGGTCTTCAGCGCCGACAGCACGCAGTCCCGCTCACGGTCCTCGATGCGGTTGTAGAGCACCCTCACGCCGTCCGCCTCGCGCCCGCGGAGCATCTGGCGGGCCGTGTCGACGCATAGAAGCGCCTGCGCTTCCTTGTTGGCGATGACGTGGACCCGCCTGCCGGGGCCGCTCAGGAACTCCCAGAGCGCCAGCGCGGCGGCGTAGGTGGTCTTGCCGTTGCCTCGGGCAACCTGCAGGATGGCCGTCTTGGTGCGCCTGGTGCCGTCCTGCCACTCCCACCCGAGCAGTTGGGCGGTGGTCCACACCTGCCAGGGGTGCAGCACGAACGGCTCGCCGGCGAAGTCGCCCACCAGCGGCAGCGTCTCGCAGAAGTCGGCGATCTCCTGCACCCTGTCCCAGTTCATCCGCAGGTCGGATCGCGCGAGATCGCGCTCGAAACGCTGCGCCGCGGCGAAGATCCATTTCGAGTTCGGCGCAGATCCCGACAATACGCGACGGTTGTACTCAAGAACGACCGTTTTCGCGTGTGTTTTGCCTTCCGAGT